CTCATATACATATGCTGTGGTCTTTCAATTACTTTTCCTTGTGGTGTTTTTAGTAAATACATCTCTTGTAATGATCTCCAAGCAAAATAGTCAAAATTATAATCGTTATTATGGTTTATAATTTCATCAATATTTTTTTCTCCGTATTTTTGAATTGTTTCCACTAACACATCATTAATAATTCCATGTGAATGTAACTCTGACATTGTTTCTGAAAAACTTGGGTTAGTTTCTTTATGGTATGAAGAAATTGCAATTGAAGATGCTAATCTTGAGTAATCATGATGACTTCCAGTGTAAGACGCAGCTATCTCATAAATTAATTTATCTAATTCTTTTGTTGTTATATCACCTTCAGTTGGTACTGAAGTGATAACCTTGATAAAAATCTCGTCTGAATTGACACTCAAACCTTTTGCAGATTTTTTAACACGATTGTAAATTTTTTGTGGGTTAAATGTTACATTATCCCCATCTCTTTTTATTATTTTAAGTGACATAGTATTTTTTTAATTTTTAAAAATCTTCTTCAAACGTAATTTTTTCATTTAATTTTGCTTTTTGATATTCCATTGTTCTTGACTCAAAGAAATTACCTTTTGTTTCAACAGCAATTTGTTCCATAAATTTAAATGGTTGGTCAACATTAAATTCTTTATTACAACCAAATTTTACCAAAAGACCATCTACAACAAATTCCAAATATTGTTTCATTAAATTTGAGTTCATTCCAATCAATGAAACTGGTAAGGATTCGGTAATAAATTCTTTTTCAATCTCAAGTGCGGATAATAAAATTTCTTTAATTCTTTTTTCTGATGGTTTATTTTCACAATGGTTATTTAACAAATGAATTGCAAAATCACAATGTAGATTTTCATCTTTAAAAATTAGAGAATTAGCGTTACATAGTCCTTGCATAATTCCTCTTGACTTTAACCAAAAAATAGAACAGAATGAACCTGAAAAGAATATTCCTTCAACCGCCGCAAAAGCAATTAACCTTTCTTGGAAAGATGAATTATCAATCCAGTTTAATGCCCATTTTGCCTTCTTCTGTACCGCAGGTAGTCTATCAATCGCATTAAAACATTCGTCTTTTTCTTTAGTATCACTAATATATGTATCAATCAATAATGAATACATCAATGAGTGAATGTTTTCCATTGCTAATTGGAATCCGTAAAAGAATTTTGCTTCAGGATATTGTACCTCACGATAAAAATTTTCCGCTAAGTTTTCATTAACAATACCATCAGATGCTGCGAAAAATGATAATAAATTTTTAACAAAGTATTTTTCATTATCCGTTAGTTTTTCCCAATCACGAATATCATTTGTTAAATCTACCTCTTCTGCCGTCCAAAATGCTGCTTGATGTTGTTTATAAAATTCCCATATGTCATTATGTTCAATTGGGAATATGACGAATCTTGAGGGGTTTTCAATTAATATTTTTTCCATTTTATTTAATTATTTTTTAATTTTTTTGTTTTTCTTGTCTTTCTTGTCTTTTTTCTAACAATTCTGTTACTCTTTGTCTTTGTCTTTCTTCTTGTTTTTCTTCTAAACCTAAGAAAGTCATAGAACTCTCGGTGTCAATGTCTAACATTGCATTATCAAATTTACAATTCTCAAATACAACTCCGTCATCACCAACCCTTGATTTTGTAATTGCTATTGTTGCTAATTTCATTTCTTTCTGTTGAAGTGTTTTTGCAACCGTAATAATAACGTGACCAACTTGTGCCTTTTTAATTGATCCACCCATTTGATCAGTTGTTACAACCTCAGAAGAAATAGAACTTCTATTACCTTGTGTTGCAGTCCATCCAACTAAATCCATTTCGTGACACATTGCTTCAAATGCTCTCATTACAGACCCCTCACTCTTCCATTCATCACCTAAATTCTTATCAGGAACAACACAGTCAATGTAATCAAGTAATACCATATCAATCTTATTACCATCAGCAACCATCTTTCTGATTTGATTTTTAATTTGTGACATAGTTACCGTATCAGATGGTAACTTAGTCATAATTAACTTATTTGACATAGATTCCTCAATATCTTTAACCTTTTTGATAACTTCGTCTCTTTTTTCTGATAATTCATCAGGATGAATCTTAGTCCAAAGTGTGTAGTGTTTTCTTTGAATTACCTTTGGATTATCTTCAAAAAAGATTTGAAGTACGTTGTTTCCTAAGTTAAATGCGTGGTTTGCAATTTTAGTTAAAACGGTAGATTTACCCACACCTGTTGGTGCTAATATAACCCCAATCTCACCTTTAGCTAAACCACCTTTCAATAGTCTATCAATTCCAGGTATTCCCATTGGAATTGGGTGTCTGTAGTCTTCATCAAGGACCTGATCAATGTTGGAGAAGACATCCATTGAACTTGTGTCTTTAGCTCCTACTTGTAAAGCTCCTCTAACCATTTCCTCAAGGGCATCATAGTTCTCAAATTCACCACCATCAATGATTTTTTGAGCTTTGGTCATAACCTTTTGAAGTTCCTGTTGTTTACAGAACTTTAACGCCTTTTCCTGTACAAAATCTACACCATCAATAGGTGCATCCTTAATTTTTTTAATTGTATCCAATACTATCTTGGATGCAATCTCTTGTTGTAATTCAGATTTAGTAATCTGTTCTAGTGTCTCAAATGATGGTGTGTGATCATATTTTGTATAATACTCTCTGATCATTTGGGTAATTATTTTAAAGTATTTATTTTCAAAATAATTGTTTTCAATCACATCAATAATTGAATGTGAAAAATCTTTATCTAAAATAATTTGATTAAGTAATTGTAATTGGAATGTGTTTCCTAGATACTCAAAATTTTTGTTTGTCGCCATAATTCTCCTTCTGTCAGTAAAGATAAATACTATTAGTTTTGGATAAATTCAGGGTAAAAATAATTAAAATTTTTGCCTGAAAAAATGTCAGTCAGGTCGTTTAGTATACCTTTTAGCTTTGGTCGTAGGTCTACGGTATATCTTACCTTTGGGGGGTACACTTTAGCGTCAAACCTTCTCTGACAAATTGTCAGGTCTCCAACCTTAATATAAAGGTTAAAATTTTCATCACCGTCAGTAATTGACGTATTTAAAATCTCTGGGTTCTCAGAAATTTCATATTTGTTGTCTAACATATAGACTACTGATCTCATTTTTAAATCATATTGTAATTTACGACATACCATACTCATATGATCATAAAAGTCCTCAGATTTGTGAGCAGTTTTGTTAAACCCTTTAACATTAAAAAAACGTTGTACTACAATGTTATCATTACACATTAATAGGAATTCAACTTTTGTTACATCTTGATCTCTCATCTTTTTTTTTGTTTTTACTTTTTGTTTCTAAATTTTGTTTTTTCTTTTCTTGATAATTTTAAAAATGGTTTTAAAAAATTAACCCAAGAGTCATCACCTTTTGGTAGGTATTTGAAGAATCCGTCGTCCATCATCATTCTAATTAGGTTTCTATGTCCTCTCCCATCGGGATCCATCGATTCAGAGTAATATTCCCTAACCATTTCTTTACCCTTTTCATCAATTAAAGGTTCTGACAGATCTACAAGTTTTTTATTGATTTTAAAAAAATCATCACCCATAATACCTTCTTTGGTTTTTCCACTGAGTAGATTTCCTAAAACAACATTTGTTTTTTGTTCTTTTAACAATAACTCACCCTTTGTTAAAATATCGGTTAAAGATGTCTTCAAATCAAGTATTTCAGGGAAAAATTTAATTAAAGTTTTCTCACCCATTAAACTTATTCCGTCAATATTATCCGAAGTATCACCAGCAAGGATCTTAAATGTCATAACATTATAATGAGGAATCGAACAATTTTTAAATTTAATGTTGTCACCAAATTTATAATACGACTTTAAGTTTGGTGAATAAATTAATACCTTTTCTGAAATTAATTGAGTTAAGTCTTTATCACTTGAGAATATCGTTTTCTCTTCATCTAAAGAGATTTGACAATAGTAGGCAATAAGATCATCCGCTTCCGAATTTTCAACCTCTAATTGCCTTATAAACATATCTTCAAGATATTGTTTAACCCTTGTTTTTTGTTTGTTAAATGAATCAGTCTTCTCTTCATCATTAGGGGAAGACTTACGATTCATCTTATATTTTGGATATATTAATTTTCTTTGTGATGAGTTTGTATCACTATCCCAAAAGACCATAACTTTATTAAAATTAGTTTCTTCTAAAAATTTACGAATTGTGTTAAGAAAATGCCAAGTCCCACCAATGTGTTCCCCATTATTATAAAAATCCTTAACTCCGTGAAATCCTATTTTTAATAAATTGTTACCATCAACAATTAATGTTTTGACCATTTAAATTTTTTAAGTCGTTTGAAATACTTTTTACTCGTCAGAGTCATCATCAGATTCATCCAAAGAATAATCTGAATACCCTAATTTTGTTTCCCAATAATCAGAATATTCTTTCTTATAGTTATCCAAAGATTCTTTTGTGTCTGTAATATAACCTT